ATGAAACGAGCAGCATTATTATTAAGATGTAGTACTGATGCACAAGACTACGAAAGGCAAAAGTTAGACCTACTAGATACTATTAAAGGTATGGGGTATACTACTTCTGATGATTTAGTATTTGGTCAGTATATCACAGGTAAAGATGATGTACGCAAGAAGGATAGAGAATCAGTAGCGGAATGTAAGCAAGCAGTTAGAGAAGGTAAAGTAGATGCTATTTTTATAAATGAAGTATCAAGATTATCTAGGGACAGCATAGCAGGCAGATTATTCATTAGGGAATTTAATGATGAATATAAAATACCTGTCTATTTTAGAGATTTGGGAATGTGGACTATTAACCCTACCACTAGAATAGTAGACAGGTCATTTGAAACAATGTTAGGCTTTTATTTTGATATGGCACAGAATGAACTTAAATCTATGAAGACTAGATTTGCTTCTGGTAAGAGAAAGAATGCCAGAGAAGGTAAAACTATTGGCGGTGCAGTTCCATTCGGGTTCTATAAAGATGAAGACGGCAAATTACAGGTAGATGAAGAACAAGCACAAGTAGTAAGGCTAGTATATAATAAATATTTAGAAGATGGTGGTTCTATTCCTTCTGTATGCAGGTACTTGTTATCCTGTGGCTATGATAAGAAATTTAATAAGAAGTTCGGTACTGGTTCAGTCAGGAACTTACTTAGAGAAAGAAGATATATAGGAGAGCAAAGGTATAATCTAGTAAACCCAGATGAACCAGATGAAGCAAAGAAGCAGGAAGTCTATATATATAAGGTAGATGCCATTATAGATACTACTATATATAATAAGGTACAAATTAAACTGGATAAGAATAGAACAACTGAAACCAAGAAAGTAAATAAGGACAAGAAGATACATTTATTAGCTAAATTAATAACCTGCCCTATATGTGGTGATTCTTATACTAGTAAAACTGCTAGTGCTAATAAGAGTGGTGAAAGATATAGGATTTGGAACTATTGCTGTGTTAGTAAGTACAACTTTAGTGAATGTACTTCTGATATTACTTTAAATGCGGATAATATAGAAAGCATTATATGGCAGTTGACCAAAAGAGAAATTCTAGCACTACAAGAACTATCATTAGAAGAAAGGCAATCTAAGATTGATGAAGCAGAACAGAAGTTAGCTTCTTATAAGGACGAACTAGATGTAATAGCTAAATCTATTGATAAGTTAAATGTTAAGAAGAAGAAACTGGTAGCCTTATTCCTAGATATAGAAGATGATGATACAGCTATATTTAATGAGCAAAGAGAAGCTATTAATAAGGAAATAGATAGCTATAATAATAGAATCCAGTTCCTTAATACTGAAATAACTATCTGTGAAGGTAATATAGCCAGATTTAAAGAAGCCGATTTTACAGATGAAGTTCTGGATAAAATAGAACAAGACCTATTAAAGAAGAAAGAACTTATAAAGGAATATATTAAGGTTATCAGACCTTATAGGCTTACCAAAGCTAGGCTGATTTTAGAAGTAGAATCCAAACAGACTAACTATTGTATTCTGTTTGAGCCTAGAAATAGCAAAAGAAGATGCTGGTATATTCAATCTTCTTTAGCACAGTGGCAAAACGGATTATTAAAGACCTCTACAGCACCTTTGGGAAACTTCTTCTATATTCCTATGGCTAGCCTTCTACTAGATGAACCAGATGATTTAGATGCTATTGCATCCTTTGAGGATATGAAGGAAATCTGTAGTGTTAATAATTATGTGATAGAATACTAAAATAAAAGAAGGTGTGTATTTTGACACACCTTCATAATTATATTTAGTTAGATTTTTTACTTTTGTTATAAATAGTGATTCCCCAATATATTAAGTATGGCATTAACAATGTATATAATATAAATTCAGAGCCATCATAATCTCTTAAATCTGTGGATACAAATGGGAATAGCCAATCACTTGCATCTCTATTTTTATCATAAAATATTAAACATATCATATTAATAACAAACCAAACCATATAGTGAGAGAGGATGGTTTTAGCTTTATTCGATAATTTAACCTTCGCCAATACAGAAAGTAATAGAGAACATTTGTTAGTAGCATTTGCATTATTTGTTAGCTTAATACCACAATACTGACAATATTTAGAATCGTCGGCAACTTCTTTTCCACATCCTTTACAATACATAGATTTACTTTTATATTTGTTGATATTAATTTATGGTGCAATTATGTACTATTTGTTCTTCATCTATAAACTCAACTTTCTCTTGAGTAAAATTAAATCCTGTATTTACATTCTCAGATTCTCCACTATTGTTTAATTTGATAAGAATCTTCTTACGTTTGTTTCTTGTGAATAAATAGGCATTACTAATAAGTGCTATTGGTTCACCTACAGTAGGAATATAATTAACATATAATCTAATTTTAGCTTCTTTCTCTATTAATAAATCTTGATAAATAAATATTTGAGATAATGTAGTGTTATTAGATGTTAATTGATATTCTAATTCACTGTTATTGTGCTGACAATTTAGTATACATTGTATTTTTCCTTCTGTCAATCCTTCTACACTAATAGCGATAGCTGATGCAACTCTTTTAAGTTCTAAAGAACAGATATTGTTCAATGATGGAGAGAACTTATCTATAGTACCATAATATCCATCTCCTTCTATTAAGTTAGTAGTAGAATATTCTGTATTGGGAATATGCCAACCACCTACACCGTAAAAGTATCCATTTTGGGGATATATAAATTCATCTGTATAAGTATTATGGTATATATATCCTTTAGTGTCTGTAGCACAAAATTCCCATTTAGAAAAGAAATCATAATATAATGCAGCTTTTATTCTATATTCTCTATTCTTCTTTAATTTAATGGTTATATTATCCAGACTTTTAAAAATACCATAAGCATAGCTACTGGTTAGAGAAGTATTTGGATTTATTTCTTGTACTTCTATTGCATATACAGGATTTTGATTACCTGCCCGACTTATGGGTTCATCCGTTATATCTATAGAAGCATCTATAGATAATTTTAGTGGTACATCTATATATTCATCTTCTACAGGTGGTACTACTGGTTCTTCATCATTACTGCAAGCTGTGAAACTGGTGCTAATAAAAATGGCTATCAAAACCATACTTAATAATTTAAATGTTTTCATTGCGATAAGAGTTTTAAAGAGGAATTATTAGTCTTTCATTTAATGATGTTGCAAATATATAAATTAAATCAATCTCAACCAATAGAAATGTACAAATAATAATAAGAACATTAAAGCCTAACCTGTCAATTAAGACAGACTAGGCTTTTTAAAGTTCATAACAATTTATTTCTTCTTCCACCTACCATTTGATAAGGTAAATCTTTGAGCCTTATAAGAAGGAATCATAATAACCTTCTTATAGTAGCTACCGTTATCGGCTGCTGTAGTAGTCGGACAGTATTTATAATCTATAGTACCAAAGTTCCTAACAGTATTAGTACTATACCAATAGGCATTAACTTTAGTTCCATCTGTAAAGAAGTTAATGTAGTATGCTGTATCTGACTGGCTATCTTTCTTATCCTTCACTAAGGACTTATATTTAGATACTTCCATTAAGTGAGTATCATAGCCTTCATACTTAATATCTCTTACCTTTATTTCGGCTACTACCTTCTTATCCTTATAAGTAAAATAGTAGTCCACTGGTGCAAACTTATCTTCTGTAGGATGCAGATTAGTAGCACCCACTTGTATTAAAAATGATTCTAGTAGTTTCCTTCCATTTAGTTCTAATTCATCAAATTTATCCATTTAAGCTAGTAGTTTGTACTAGCCTGTATTCCATTATATATAAATCATTAGCCATTCACATTAACCATATATCATTTACAGGCTAATGGGTTATTCTTCCTTAGCAGGTTCTTCTTTAGTTTGTAAATCCTACTGTACCATCTGTAACAGCCCAGCTACATCTTTATAAGGTTGCTGGACTAAGTAGTTAATAATTGCGTTAATAGTTTGTTCTGACATACGTTTCATTCACTTAGTATATTTAATGCTTCATCTGATTCTGATATAACTGCATTTCCTTCTTCATCTACCCACATAGTTCTTATCTTTAATAGTCTTAATAACCCTATCTGTTTCTTCTGTGATATGTTGTTTAATCTCATTTACTACAGTCCTAATAAGGAAATACATTAGAACTGCTAAGAATGTTAGTAATACATAGGTTGTAAACATAGTATATATAGTTTAAGTAGTTAATAATCAAAGTAAAGTAAGGCTATCTTCACAGACTACCTTACTGAATGAATAACGAAGTTAGTTATAAAATAAATAATCTATGTGATAGGATAATCTTTGTAGTAGAAGTATCTGTAGTATTATTACTTTGATTAGTAGTAAAATAGAACTAAATTACTCACTAATCAGAATGATAAAGTCATTCCTATTTAACTCTTTATCATATTGCAAATATAGTAATAATATTTTACATATCAAAACTAAATTACAATAATTTTAATAATTCATCTAAACACTATCTTAGGTCTGATTATTGTAGTTGAGAATAAAGGTTTAGTAGTATATCTGTAAGGAAATCATTTTCTTCTACAGTTTTAAATCTTTTCCTGTCTTTAAGTTTGGTAGCATTATAATAAAGAGAGAAATTAGCTGTTAGTTCATTAGTGCCAGCTAGTAAACCTGCCATCATTATACATTTAGAACCTTTGTAAAACTTAATACAACCACCTTCTTTATAAAGTCGGATGATATATTTAATTCCTATGCTGTTTAAAATTTCCTTAGCTTTAATACCAGCTTCTACTGCATCTTCCTTTAGCTTTAATATTCTAGCTTCTTCTGATTCCTTTGTACTGGGTGTAAAGTCAATAACCATAGCTTACTTAATTTTAATGTACTGAATAATATAACCTCTTACCTGCTTACCATCTATTCTTTTCCTAGCTTCCTTAAACTTAGCATAATCTTCAAAGTCTTTAATGCTAGCTTTTCCTTTGATTCCTAGTGTACCATAAATACTATTCAAGCAATCTTTAATATCAGCAGAAGGAATAAATTCACCGATTCTAAATGCAGGAATAGTAAGCAGTAACTTAGCTACCTTAGCATTATTATCCATCTTTTCAGAGATACTAATAAGAAGTCTTTGAATATGTGAAGTATGATATTTAAGTTCCCTAATTTGTTCCATACCTAGTAGTTCATAAGCATCTTTGATATAGCTATATTTCTTTTTTAATAAGGCTAATCTGTCACCATCTGTAAGACTGAATACCATACCTTCCTTTCTTTGCATTATAGAATCATATTCTTCTATAGCATCCTTAAAGGTAGTTCTGGCTGAATCATTCTTTAATAGCTTATCAGAAGTCTTATCTGTACTGCATCCTACAGCCATACCAGCCTTATTATATTCAGTGCTTAAATTAACTTGTAAACTGTATGTATGGTTAAGTACCTTGAAGTTATAAATATCTAGTTTCATCCTATTAGGGTCAAATACAAATTCACCAGTTTCTTCATCCTTCCAAATGTAATGATAGATACTTTCTTTAGTTCCTTCCTTAATTTCCTTATCATTATTAACCTTAGTAATATATGATTTAGCTTTCTGTTCTTCTTCTAGAACTACCTGCTTATATTCTTCATAAGTAAGGTCTGTATTGTATCTGGTAGCTTTATAAAGATGTGTAATAGTATCTGCATACTGGGTATTTCTAATTCTACCTGCTATCTGTCTTACCTGTGTACTAATATCCATTAAGGTTTGTGCCTTAGTGCTTTCAGAGATGATATAAATTTTACCTTCTGTATCAAATAAATCACAGCCTTCAAAGCAAGTGGAAGTATAAAAGTTTATCTTCTTTACAGGGTCAGTAGTTTCACCATTAGTAACACCTTGGCAAGTATGCTTATAACTTTCATTATTCTTGCTAAAGATGATTCTGGTATTCTCATTAGTAAGGTTACAGTTCTTAATCATACTAGCAATAAATTCCACCGAGTTTACAAAGAAGTGAGCATTACCGAATACTTTACCTTCTAAGAAGTCATTGATAACTTTCTTTACTGTAGCACCTACATACTTACATTGTACTGCATTTACCTTTACTTCGGTCTTATCTTCCCAGTCTATTTTAAAGGTCGGAATATCCTTTAGTTCTTCCAGCATTAAATCATATTCAATAGGGGTAGCTGTTAAGAATGACCATTCTTTGAATTTCTTATATTCGTCTAATACAGTCCTTACAGCCTTGTTTCTAAAGACATACTGGATAAATAACAGGTGTAGTTCATCTATTAGTAAGAAGTAGTTATAACCAGTAATACCAGCAACTTTAGCTAAACTATCATAAGTACACATAATCTTTTTAGCACCTTTCTTAGTATTCAAATACTCTCTAATTTCGTATGTGGTAACACCTTCATAAACACCTAGTACATTAACCTTACCATCTGTATTATATTTCTGCATCTTATTCTTAATTAGTGATACAAAGGGAACACATATAATAGTATCTTTACCATCTTCTAAAGCTATAGATGTTCCGCCACAGCCTACTTTACCTTTATCTATTAAATATCCTACTGGTAAACCATTCTCTTTGAATAATGGATATTCACCTAAATACTTGTACTCTTTAGTAATAATAATGTTTGTCATAATTGTAAATTGTTTGTTTAGTCGGTTTAAAATCTGGAGTTTAGAAGCATCTGGAGTTTGAATTATTGGTGTGACATTTTTGGGTATTCTTTCTATAGAAGATTGAGGTTTCGCTACCAAAATTTGTCACACTTGAAATAAAATAATAAGCGTATCACTACGCTTACTATTCTACGCTTAACTAACCCAAACTCAAAAATTATGATGAATGATTAACAATCAGTACCTAAAATATGCTCAAAAGGTACTTATGGTAATAACTTTGTGATTCTTAGATGTGAATTAAGTGGAAGAACTGGCTAATCAGCTAGCCAGTCCACTTAGATAATCGAATTAAAATCTATGTTTCAGTATGATAGTTTCCTTCATTTATTGTAATACAAAGATAGTGAAAGATTTTGACATATGAAAATTAATTGTAATAAATTTTAAAATTTATATTGAGGGTGCTATAACAGCTATATTCTTGTATTACAGTACGCAAAGTGATGGATGAATGAACTTAAAGTAAAGTTTCTTGTCACTTCTTTCCACTAGACCAGCTTCTAAAGCTGAATATACTGTATTATGTTGTACCCCTATTTCGTGAACTATTCTATTCAGAGATAGGTCTACAATATTGGATGCTATTCTAGACCAGCATTTGAATCGGATTAAGAAGCCGATTACTAATCTATCTACATCTGTATCTAACAGGCTGCTATCTATGGTTACAAAGAACTTGGTAGGTTCTGTATAGCTATACTTATTACTGCATCCAGTTCTATCTATTGTTAGGTTGGCTACTTCTTCAAACTTCTTTAGATGGTTAAAGATGGTAGTTTCACTAACACCTGTTATTCTTACTATATCTTTAATAGTACTATCTGGATTCTTACTAATGGCTACTAATGTGCAGAAGTAAGTAAATGCTTCATTATTGGTTAATGCCTGTAATACTGGTATGCTTAATTTAATGTTCATTGCTTGGAGCGTTTGATAATTGATAAAGGTTATCTATATTTGCATATTATTTAATCTATATAACTATGTCGGAGGATAAGAAGAAATGCTTTGTGATAATGCCTATTAGTGATGCAGAAGGCTATGATAAAGGACATTTTACTAGAGTTTATGAGCATCTTATTAAGCCAGCAGTAATAGAAGCTGGTTTTGAGCCTGTACGGGCAGACGATACATCTAAAGCTAATTTTATTGTAATGGATATACTACAACAAATACTAGCTTGTGATATGGCTATATGTGACCTTAGCTCTAGGAATCCTAATGTGTTTTATGAATTGGGAGTTAGACAATCCTTTAATAAGCGCACAGTTCTTATATGTGACAAGAATACTGTTAAGCCATTTGATACATCTGGCATTAGAACTTTAGACTATAGTTCTTCCTTAAGAATTGATGAAGTGAAGAAGTCTATTCCAGAAATAGCCAAATGCATCAAAGACACTTATGAAGCAGATGCCAAAGAAGTTAATTCATTGTTACAATTATTATCTATTGAGCCAGCAGTATTACCAGATAAAGTAACACTATCACAAGACTCTAGTATGATTCTAACTGCTATCAATGATTTAAATAAAAAAATTACTTTAATGATGCCTCCTATAGAGAATTGTACAGTAAATGACAAAGCAGCAATTAGGCTTCCTAGTGGAGAATTAGTACATATAGGTGACATAATATATAGTGATGATAATTTTGCAACTCCTTTAGGAACATTGGAAGGGGACAACAGAACTCATATAATGATACGGAACGATAAGAAGGAGTTAGTTGCTATACCTAGAAAATCTGAGAAAGGTTTTAGACTAGCAACTCTACCATTTTAAAATAGTTTACTTACATTTATAACTCTTATAGTGCTCTTTAGCGTGGCACTCTTTACAGATAGACATAAGGTTATTAAAGTCAAATGCTTTGGCTAGTCTTTTAGTGCCAGTATAATTCATAAAGGAATCTATGTGGTGAATATCTTCTGCTGCATTAATAATGCCTTTGGCTAAACAGAGTTCACATAATGGCTGCTGCATTAGCTTAGCTAGTCTTAATTCCTTCCATTTGGTAGATTGGTATATCTTCTGTCTTTCTTCCCTGTTAAATGTTCTGGAAGGCTGCTTATTCGGTTTCTTTAGGTATGGCATATAGTTCTGATGGTATTATGTATTCACCTTCTTCATTCTGTACTTCCAATGGTGCTAATTTACTATTCATTGTATAGCTGGACTTCTTAGCATAGCATCTTATAGTATTGAATTGCACTCTTAGTAGTTCTAATACAGATTCTTCTGTTACTTCTTCCAGTCCTACTTCCATACATCTTATTACTGCTTTCTGTAGGAAATCTTCTACAGTCTGGGATATATAGATAGTATCTTTATTGTATGTAGTGTATTGCTTTACTAATTCGGGATAATGTTTGGCTATTATATCAGCTATTTTAGAAGCATTTCTATGAAGTGGCTTATCTATTACTGTATTGTAGCTGTACTGGTCATATTGTGGCTTCCAGTTAATTATCTTATCTGCTGTTTCTATATCAATGTGAAATAATGCTGCTGCTTTGTCTAGTCCGTAATCATATATATACTGTAGAAGGACTGATTTAGGTGGTCTTATCATTCTTGAATTTAATGTACTGGTTAATGGTTTCCCTGTTATAATTGAAGAAGTCTTTTAGTATGGCTTCTATCAGTGGTGTTTTATCTGATTTGTGGTTAGTATGTTCATCTATAATATCAATATTTCTATTAAAGAAATCTGCTATTATCAATCTTAGTAGTTTAGACCTGTCTTTGCCTAGTAATTGCTGTAGTTCTGTTAGTAGCAGGTCGGTATTTAGGTCTATTTTAGCTTTAATTTCTATTGGGTAATTACTTCTTCTTTCCATAGTTTAGCCTTTAATTGTATTACAAATTTACTAATACCTTAACAGACTTCCAAATAAATAATTCACATTCTTTAATAATTATATTATAGTGATTATAAGTCAATTAGAGCCATTACATAGCTTTATAAATTATAAAAATTAAATAGACTATAATATGATAAATTACACTATTCCAAAGGACATTGAAAAGGATGCTAAGGTATATATGCAGAATGTACTGGAACAGCTAAATAGTACTGGTATGTTAGAGAATGTGGATAGTGCAGCTTTAACAATGCTGGCTAGAAACTACAGTATGTTCATTAAGGCATCCAAACAGTTAGAAGATGAAGGTTTGACTGTTACCAGTGATAGGGGTAACATTGCACCGCACCCAGCTATTAAGATTGCTAAAGATGCTCAAACGCAAGCTATGAAAGTTATGCTGGAGTTCGGACTAACAGCTAAGGCTAGAACTAAATTGCCTAAAATAGAACAAGACGGGTATAACCCATTTGAACAGTTTATAAAGGAAGGAAAGGAAACTAGGTAATGAATGTGCTAAGTTTGTTTGATGGTATAAGTTGCGGACAGATAGCTTTAGAAAGAGCAGGAATTAAAGTAGATAATTACTATGCAAGCGAGATTAAACCAATAGCTATTAAAGTAACACAAGCGCATTACCCCAATACTATTCAATTAGGAGACGTAACAAAGATTGAAGCTAAAGAATTGCCTAAAATTGATTTACTTATAGGTGGTAGTCCTTGTCAGGATTTTAGTTGTGCAAATTTAACAAGAAATGGTTTAGAGGGAGAAAAGAGTTCTTTGTTCTATCATTACCTAAGATTACTTAGAGAATTAAAACCAAAGTATTTCTTATTGGAGAATGTAAAAATGAAGAAAGCGGATGAAGCTAAGATAAATGAGCTTCTAGGAGTTGAACCAATAGCTATAAATAGTAAATTACTTTCTGCACAAAATAGACCTAGATTATACTGGACTAATATTCCTAATATAGTGGCTCCAGATGATAAAGGGATAAATCTGAATGATGTTTTAGATAGTGGCTATTCTCCTAAAGATAAAGCTAGGTGTTTGCTTGTATCTGATAGCAGACCATTAAAAACACCTATAAAGATGTTTCATAGATTCTATGCTAAAGGCTTCACTACTCTTATCTTTAAGGATGAGAAGCACTATCAGCAGTGTAAAGATTACTATGATGAACACTTTAGAGGGATGGCAGCTAGTGATATTGTATGCAGCTCACCTATCTTCAATGATGTAAGGTATCTGAATAAAGCAGAGAGGGAGAGATTACAAACTATGCCTAAAGGATATTGTGATATACTTACTGATAATGAAGCAGCAGATGTTTTAGGTGATGGATGGACTGTAGATGTTATAGCCCACATTTTAAGAAATATAGAGGTATAAAATGAATACCAAACTTTACTATGAATATTGTAGTAGGGTTCTTAATGGTGAAATAATAGCTGGTGAAACTATTAAGCTGGCTTGTAAGAGATTCCAGAATGACCTGCAAAGGGATGATTTGGAATTTAAAGAGGACAAGGTAGATAGAGCCATTCTGTTCATTAGCACATTGAAGCATTATACAGGTAGACATTCTGGTAAACCATTCACCTTAGAAGGATGGCAGCAGTTTATAATAGCTAATATAGTTGGATTCTACTGGAAGGGAACTGCTACCAGAAGATATACTAGCAGCTATATAGAAGTAAGTAGAAAGCAGGGTAAGACAGCTTTGGCTGCTGCTTTATGCTTGTATTATTTAATAGCTGATGGTGAAGATGGTGCAGAAGTATTACTGGCTGCTAATAGTAAAGAGCAGGCTAAGATAGCCTTTGGTATGTGTAGCAAGTTTAGTAAGGGATTGGATTCTAAAGGCAAGTATCTTACAGCCTATAGAGCTGATATTCTGTTTAACCTTACTAATTCCAAGTTGAAAGTATTGGCTGCTGATGATAGTAAGCTGGATGGATTTAATGCCAGCTTTGGTTTATTGGATGAATATCACGCTGCTAAGAATAGTAAAGTACGTGATGTTATTAAGTCCAGTATGGGGATGAGGATGAACCCGCATCTTTGCACTATTACTACTGCTGGCTTCGATAAAACTTTACCCTGTTACCAATTAAGAACCGTAGCTATAGAGGTGCTTAATGGCTTAAAGGTAGATGATGAAATGTTTATAGCTATCTATTCTTTAGATGCTGATGATGATTGGAGAGATGAAAAGAACTGGGTTAAATGTGCACCAAACTTGGATATTACAGTAACTTCCAAATACATTAGAGGACAGGTACAACAGGCAATAAATAACCCTGCTGATGAAGTCGGAGTTAAAACTAAGACTTTGAATTTATGGTGTGACAGTTCTAATGTGTGGCTACCAGAGGACTATATTATTAAGTGCAGTCAGGAAGTAGACCTTAATAAGTTTGCTGGTATGGATTGCTATGTAGGTGTGGATTTGGCTGCTACTTCGGATTTGACTGCTGTAGCCTACTTAGTAGTACTGGATGGTACTTACCACTTCAAAACACATTACTATCTTCCAGAATCGGCATTAAAGGATAAGGCAGATAAGGAACTTTACAAATACTGGAAGCAGCAGGGGTATCTTACTGTTACCAGTGGTAATGTTACCGATTATGACTATATAACTACTGATATGCTTAGATATGCTGATGTAGTTAATATCCAGTCTGTAGGATATGACAAGTATAATGCTACACAATGGGCTATAGATTCTACAGAGCAGGGATTACCATTAGAAGAATATCCACAAACACTAGGTAACTTTAATATGCCTACTAGAGAACTGGAAAGGCTGATACTATCTGGTAAGGCAGTTATTGATAACAATGAAATAAATAGGTACTGCTTTAGAAATGTTACTTTGAAGTCTGATTATAATGGTAATGTTAAACCGAATAAGGCAGTAGATAAGAAGAAGATAGATGGAACTATAGCAATGATACAGGCTTTAGGTATGTATCTGAGAACACCACATTACACAAATGAAATACTGACTATTTAATGGGAATTTTTACTAATTGGTTTAAAAAGAAAGAACCAGAGCAGGAAACCAGAGGGTTATTCTGTGATTCATTGATGTATAATATGAATGGTAGCTATACTACTAATAAGGCTATGTTATTATCTACAGTCTACAGGTGTGTAGATGTTATTAGTGATGCAGTAGCACAGCTTCCATTAGAACCATATTACATTAATGATTCTGGTTATAAAGAAAAGTTTATTAAGCATCCTACCTACTACTTACTGAACAAAGAGCCGAACAATAAGATGAGCAGGTTTACTTTTATAAAGACTTTGATAGTAAGTACATTACTTAAAGGCAATGGATATGCTTATATAGAAAGAGATGCTAAAGGAGATGCAGTAGCACTTCATTATTTACAGCCAGATTATGTTACTATTACTGAACAGAAGGACGGAATTAAATATAGTGTTGTAGGCATTAAAGGACTGGTAGAGCCTTGCAATATGATTCATATACTGAACTTTAGTTATGATGGTATTACTGGAATCAGTACTTTACAACACGCCAGACAGACTTTAGGACTGGCTACAGATTCTGAATCACACGCACAAGGATTCTTTAAAGGTGGTGCTAATCTGGCTGGTATTCTTAAAGTACAATCTACTTTAACTGGTAAGCAGAAGGTAGATTTAAAAACTAGCTGGCAGACTGCTTTTAGTCCTACTACTGGTACACCTAATGGAGTAGCTGTATTAGAAGGTAATATGGACTTCCAACCTATTACAGTGAATCCTGCTGATGCACAACTATTAGAAACCAGACAGTTTAATGTAATTGATATTTGTAGGTTCTTCGGGGTATCACCTGTAAAAGCATTTGACTTATCCAAGAGCAGTTATAGTACTGTTGAGGCTACCCAGCTGGCTTTTCTTACTGATACATTATCACCATTACTAGAGAAGATAGAATTAGAGTTTGAAAGGAAGCTGTACAAGCCTTCTGAAAGAAGTAGAATAGATGTAAGATTTGATACTTCTGTATTACTAAGAGCAGACAAACAATCTTTAGCAAACTACTACAATACACTATTTAATATCGGTGTGGTTAGTGCCAATGAGATTAGAAAGCAGTTGGATTTACCTGCTGTAGATGGTGGAGATTCCCATTTCGTACAAGTGAATCTGATGGAGATTAAAAATGCTGCTAATAACATTCCATCTAATAACAATATAATCAATGATACAGACAATTTACAAGGGGACTGACTTAGTATTCAATATTAAGTTGGAAGATAAGGACGGCATTCCCTTTAGGGTAAGAAACACTTCTGAATTTATACTTAGACTTTACACCACAAACCCAGCAGAGTTTATAGAATGTAGTTTTAAGGGTGGTGATTTGACTGGTATAGTAGAAGAAGATAGAATAGATAAGGCGGTTATAAATTCATCTGACCTAGATAAGCTACAATCTGGACTAATCTATTACAGCTACAGCTTTAAAAGTCCTAATGCTATGTTTAATGATGCTTATTATGATGAGGTAGTAAAGGGGCAGACTAATTATTATTTGAAGTAATGGAACTACAGAGAGCAACTAAAGAAGGAGTATTAGAACTGGATAGAATCAGTGCCAAGATTGGTAGTACAGTTAATGCTGTATGGGGTACTATAGAAGGTGATATTACTAAGCAGACCGATTTACAGGATGAATTACAAGGTATTAAAGATGTTGTTAATACCAAAGTTGATAAGGTAGACGGTAAGCAGTTATCTACAGAAGATTACACAACACCAGAGAAACAGAAACTGGCTGGGCTTAGTAATTATGATGATTCTGCATTAAGAAAGTATATTGAATCCTTAGAGGAACAGAACAAGCTATTAAAGGAACAGGTAGCAGCATTACAGAATCAGATAGATAATACTGGTTGGATTCTATTGGAATAATAACAATACTATGAGAGAACTAAGAAACTGTAATGAAATTGTAAAGATGGATTCTAGGACTGTAGAAGGGTATGCTTTAGTATTCGGTAAGCAGTCTAGGGATTTAGG